AGAGGATGACGCCGTAAGGGCTAAATTTAGCCCCGAGGAGTTAAAAAAGGCGTTAATAGATCCAAGCTTAACCACGCAAGAAAAGGTAAATTTGGTAGAGCGAGCAAAACAACAGATCAAAGAGGAGATGAGCGAAAAAAGACCCACGATAGAGGACGTATTAGCCACCAGAGAAAATAAGCCTGCTCCCGTAGCAAATGTAAGCGGCGAGGGTTTTACGATGAAAGACGAAGCCGCGACAAAAAGCGACTATAATGTTAAATTTAAACTAGCCCCGAACATAAGAGATTTGGCAAAGCTTCAAACCGATGAGATTTCGGCGGATTTGGAATATTTGGCGAACAAACACCCCGAGATGTTTAACGGCAGGCCCGCCGATGCGTTTAGACTGATCCGAGAAATTAAAGAAAACCCGACGCACTTTTATGCTAACAATAGGCTTGATTATGGATTGATAGTCAAACGATTAGACGGCAATAAAATCGGCAAACTGGCAGTAGAAAAGAAAACGGGCGATATTAAGCACGCGACGAAAGTAAATGACAAAGACCTAAAAAGGCTTGAGAAGATAAGCAAAGAAAAATTGGGAAATGCTGGTATTATCCAAACTTTCACCCAGCCAGGTAGCAAACTCGAAAATCAAGGCTTGGGCTACCAAACTACGGGTATTATACCCCAAAACTCCCAAAAAGTAAAGGAACTAGCGCCCGCCGAGCTAAGAAAGGCGATAATAAATGCTAAAGACGACAAAGAGCGCCTAGCCATAATAGAAAATCAAAAAGCGGGGATTAGACAGAGGCTTGAGGATGAGGCAGTGGGCGATAAGTCCGCAGATAAGCTGGCTAAAGAAGCGCAGATATTAGCGGACAATAAACCCGCAGAGAAAAAATTTACTCTCGAAACAATTAAAAGCTTTGATCCCAGAAAACACGGACATGCGTATTTGTCAAAAATAAGTTTTAATGATAGGAAGCCCGTAAGGGAGTTTATAGACAGCAACACCCGCATGTGGGATAATAAGCGTAAATATTATGAAACATCTTACACTTTTAATGCCAAAGAGGGTGATATGTTTGAAGCAAGGCTGGATGACGGAAGCTGGAAAAGCGACCTTAGAGACTATTATATCGTTAAAAAAGACGACAAGGGCGAGCTTTATTTAAGCAGGGCAAAAGAGCTATCCGATCTGCAAAAAGAAGCTGTAAAAGAAGCTGAAACCAAAAGTGAATGGGAGACTAAAATTTTAAGTTCTGCAAATGTCGAAAAGCTAAACAAGATAATGCGCGACATAGAGCATACCGAAGCCATCACGCCCAACAATAGAGCCAAGCTATATGTAGCAATAACGAATAGATTAAAAGAGCTAAGAGAAGCGAGAAAATAATTCAGGTACGAGGCTATACCCCGCACCAATAGCTAGCCCCGAATGGATCTTGGCTAGCAAACTACGCAATTATACCTAAATCTATCAAAAATCCCTCAAATTTAACCTAAAAATACCAAAGAGTGCGTTTTATGGGTAGATTACGCACCCGCACTTGCGCGAAAATTGCCTTAACTTTCAAAAGGAGAACGTTATGGCAATCACATCTACGGGCTTTCAAGCCCCGGCAACAAAAAGAGAAGGGTTAAAGCCCTCCGTCTACGATAGCATAATCCTAATCGGAGCGGACGATACCCCCCTCCTAAGTCTCATCGGAACCTCGAGCGTTACGAATACCGAGCATAGTTGGCTAACCGACAATATCGCGGCGCCTAAAAAGAACGCACAGCTTGAGATTAGCGATTTCGCCGATGATCGAAAATCGACTATTCAAAAAACCACTAACAGCGTGCAAATTTTCACTACCAACATAAGCGTATCTTATACGATGCAGAAGGTAGCCACCTACGGCGGAAAAGAGATGGAGCGCGAAACGGCTAAGCGCGCCAAAGAGCATAAACGCGATATGGAATACGCACTATTTGGACTAGGTCGCGATACGGACACCAAAGTATCCATATTTAAAGCCCCCACTCCGCGAACCGATACGACTGCAGGAGAAATGGCGGGGCTTTTCTACTATATCTCCAAAGGAGAGGCGGCATTTGCTAGCGGCAGACGCGGCAATGTCCTTGCTTTCGACAGCAAGAAAGACTGGACCGGCACGCCTTCGGTTTTAACCGAGGAGTCTTTAAATCAAATTTTGCAAAGTATTTGGGATACGGGCGCGACACCTAGAGACGTTTTCATCGGCGCGAAACTTAAAAAGGCGATCAATGCTTTCGCTACCCGCCAATTCGGTAACGAAAAAAGCATTAATTCAAGCGTCGTAAGCCTTGATACCGACTTCGGAAAGGTAAATTTTAGACTTCATCGATACTTATCCGAGCAAAACAGGCTAGACGACGTGCTAATTGCGGGCGATTTTAGTTTTATGAAAAATGGACTTTTGATCCCTACTATGATCGAAAACGTAACCACGAGCAAGACCGCAAAACAAAAGCGCTACTACACCGAGGCAACGCTTGAGGTGCGAAATGCGGACGCTTTTGCAATCGGCGTAGGCTTAAAGGTTAAATAATGACGTCGAAATTCGCAAAAGAATTTCTGGCCCATAAGATCGTGGGCGGCAAAAAAATGCCGCCCGATCAGATATTGTCCGAAATGTTTTTAGAAGCTATGCTGTGGACGGCGAACAAATGTACGCCTAGCGAATTATTGCGTAGCGTAGAGAGCGAACAAGTATATAGAAACGTCGCGAACGGCTTTTATATTACATACCCTGATAAACCAAATTTTGATGACGAAAAAGAGCATATTATGATCGATGAGAGCCTAACGTATGCGGTAATCAACTACGTAGCATTTATCATCAATCAGGACGCTTTTTATAGGGATTTGGCGCTTGAAATCATTTCGGACTATATCGCAAATGAGGGCAAAGAAAGGATATTCGATGACTGAGGAGGGATTTAATACGGCTCTTTTAAACGCCGAGGCAATATCGGACATCGACATTTTAGAGCTGCTGCGGGCTTTGGCGACAAGGCTAAAAATCCTTAATGCCCTCATCGCCGCAAGCATATTAAAGGGGTAAAAAATGGTATCGATTTATGAACTTAAACTGGGTGCTGAAAAGCTTGAAATTTTAAAAGCTCTAAGCGCGGAAATAGAAAAAGCGATCAATTCTGTCGGCAAAATCGACAGCAGCCGCTTAAATACTATCTACAACGACATCTTGGAAAAAGCAAATCAGGTCTTGCAAGATAAAAATTTCGTCCAAGAGCTTAAGGATAAGGTGGACGTCGCGCATAAAGATATTTCAGAAAAAGCCGCCGCGATAAATCAAAAATTCGCACAGCAGCAGGCTTTGCAGCAAAGCCTGCAAGAGCTAAAAGTCAAAATAGAGGCTCTTATAAAAAGCAACCTAATAGACGATACCACACCTAAAGCCACAGCTACATATTCGAGCGAAAAGATCAGCGATCTACTACAACTAAAGCTAAATAAAACCGATAAAGCGGCAGATAGTGCAAAATTAGGTGGCGTAGCCGCTAGTAATTTTATGGAAAAAAGTAAATATAACCCAACAAACAACGCGCTTGCCAATACCTTGGTATTAAGAGACGCAAACGGAGATTTCGCGGGCAGATACGTTACAGCAGGGCATTTTAAACTTACCGCTCCCGTGCAAAACAATATCTTTTCAAAAAACAATGAAATCCTCTTTAGGGGAGGTGCCGCGGATAATGACAATTATACAAGAGCGGTAAGTTTTTCACTGCTGTCCTCTACGATTCTACCAGTAGGCACAATAATCACAAGTGCAAGGGCTACCGCACCTGATGGATTTTTACTATGCAACGGAGCAGCGATATCCCGCACCGCCTATGCCGATTTGTTTTCGGCTATCGGCACGGCATACGGAGCAGGGGATGGCTCAAGCTCCTTTAATATCCCCGATCTACGAGGAGAGTTTATCCGCGGAGCTGATAATGGACGCGGGGTAGATGGAGGCAGAGCTTTGGGCTCGACTCAAAGCGACGCCATAAGAAATATCACAGGACAATTCGCAGGATATGGAGATAGATTTTTGATAAACGAATTCTCAGGGGCATTCGGACATATCGGATACGCCTCCAGAAGAATATCAGTTGTGGGAGAGGACTATAATGAGACGTCTTACAATGGCGCAAATTTCGATGCTTCTCGCGTAGTACCTACTGCAAATGAAAACAGACCGCGCAACGTAGCGGTAAATTTCTATATCAAATATTAAGGAAAGAGCAATGAAAATCTACAATTATGACGGGGCATCGGGAGAATATATAGGGCAAAGCGAGGCACAAAAAAGTCCGCTTGAGGAAAATGTATATTTAATCCCCGCTAATGCTACGGATAAGCAACCTCTAGCCTCTAAAAATAGCTTTGCGGTATGCTTTAAAAAGGGCGCTTGGCAATACGTCAAAGATGAACGCGGCAAAACATACTACGATGCAAACAATAATGAAGTAAAAATCACAAAGCTAGATCAAGACACTTCAGCCTTAAGCGAAACGCCAAAAGAGCCCCCAATCGAGCAACTGCGAGAAGCAAAGACCGCAGAGCTTGCAACGTGGACGCACAATATGGGCGATAGCTGTAAGATCAACCTCAAGGATTTCGGCGTCATCAACGGGGGCTATCGCTACCTACTTAATGTCGAGGCTATGATAGACACATTCGACAGCCTAGAAATTCGTGCATTTCGCATGTATGACAACTCAATGAAAAAAATAAACGGACAAGAGGATCTGAAACGCATTAAAAAAGCCATTCAGCTGGGAGGTCAGAAACTTCATACTTTGAAATGGGGGTATGAATTGAAAATTGAAAAAGCCAAAAACAAAAAGGAGCTTGATGCCATAGTGTTTGCAGATACGATCGAGGTGGCGCTATGAGTTATGTTTTGATTTCTCTCTCGGCGTTTATGCTCGGAATTCTTGCCTGCCCTATTGTGATTTTTCTAAGGGCGCGCAAATGCGACCAATGGGATCATTCCAATATGATGAATATCCTTAGGGTGTTCGCGCACCTTGCGACGCACCCTGATGATTTCGCGAAATTTCAGTATGAGGACGGCTCAAAGCCTTTTTGGTATCTGCTCGGCGATGAATTCGCGGACATAGTCAAGAGCCGCCCGAG